TCCCAATCGGCAAAAGTGGGGCGAACAGAAAGGCGCACAAAACTTCCACCTGGGTGATGAATACGCAGAGACGACTGCGACGCCGGAGGCTGTCGTACCGAATCAGCCCGTTACGCCGCCTCCGGCTATGCAGGAAGCCGGACTTGTGGCAGACTGGGTTGAGATCGCGCAGGCGGTTGCAGACATTTCTGAAATCGCCGGAACGCAGAAATGGGTTCGCCCCATGACTGCCGACGAAAAGAAGGCTATGGTCGCACGCAACGAATTCAATCAGCAGATGGCGACACAGGCGATTCAGAATCAGCACCAGTTGCAGCAGATCGACGCCAAGGGTCAGGCGCAGACCAAGACCGCGATTGCCAAGACGATCACAGAAGCCTTAGCGCAAGGCGCGAACGGAGAAGATACCGCAGGCGAGGAAGCAGAGGCGCAACCGTCCAATGCCGGAGCTTAAATTTGAACTGTCTGAGCATGAACTGGAATTCCTTCACCAGATACACAATGCTCAGGCAATCAAAGAACTGACGAATCACCCCGGCTGGCCGCTCTTGCAGAAATTATCGCGGGGCATCATTGGCCGGATGGAAGATCAGCATCTCGAATTCAGCGGCAAGGGAACGCGAGATGCTTACTGGCTTTCAGGCGCACGGTTGGCAGGCGCGAGAACTTATGCGAAACTGCTGATGGAAAGCGTGTTCAAGGAAGTGGGAGTGCTCGACCAAGATTTGACGGACCCCAGAACGCACCAGCCGGAACTCGATGGAGATTTCAATGGCGACAGTGATTGACAAGCCGATTCAGCCTTTCGACGATCAAACGGATTTCTCGCGCAACAATCCCAATCGGCAAAAGTGGGGCGAACAGAAAGGCGCACAAAACTTCCACCTGGGTGATGAATACGCAGAGACGACTGCGACGCCGGAGGCTGTCGTACCGAATCAGCCCGTTACGCCGCCTCCGGCTCCCCCCGCGCCAAAGTTCACGCACAAGTTGGCGAACGGCACGACACTCGAAGCTGGTTCCGTTGAAGCCCTCGCAGCGGCCATCGAGAAATCCATTCAGCAACAGGCTCCCCCGGCTCCCGTGGAATTTGAAGATGACCCGGTTTACAAGCCGATCAAGTTCCAGCGGAAAGAACTGAGTTTGCAGGAACAGGCGAATATCCTGAACCTGATGAAAGAAAATCCGCAGAAGGCGATTCGGATGCTGCAAGAGGCGGAATTTGGCGCACCGATGGAAACGATCCTGAATCAGTTGGATCGCAGCGAAGTGCGAGAATTCAACCGCCGAGAGGAAGAAATCGGCATTGAATGGGTGTACGACAACGTTGAAAAGTACAACCCGACTCCAGAGAACGGGCAGAAATTGACGAAGTTTCTGCGCGAGAAAAACAAGCCCATCACGAAAAAGAATCTCGACATCGCGTTTGCAACCCTGTCGGCATCCGATCCGGGCATGGTGAAAACTCCAGCGCCCCCGCCGCCCGATCCGACCGCAGAATTGGAAGAAGCCCCGCCGCCTCCGACTGTCGTTCCATCGAATCAAGGCGGGATCGTTCCCCCGGTTCAGCAATCCGTGGATGTGGATGCCTTCAAGAAAATGACGCTGAAGCAACAGCAGGACTATTTCGCCAAGTTGCGGCGTGCGTAATTTTCTCGTGCCCTGAAATTAAAGTGTAATCACTTAGAAATTTCAGGAGCCTAACCAAGTGGCATACCAACCGGCATCAGTTCTCACATCGACCGCTGGACTCTCGCATCTTTCCTCGATCTACTATGACCGCGTGGGCGTGGAGAACCTGAAGGCCAACCTGCCCTTTGTCGCGACCACTTCGCGCCGAAAATTGCCAGATCGCAACGGGCGCACCATCCAGCTTTACAGCTATGACCTGTTGGGCGCGGCCACAACGACCGGTTCAGAAGGCACCGTAGGCACGGGCGAAAACCCGACGACCTCAATCCGCAACGTGACGGTGCAGCAGTATTTCAACTTTGCATCGTTCTCGGACATTCTCGTCGAGACGGCCATCGACCCCATCGTCGAAAACACGGCGGCAGAAATGGGCTATCAGGCCGCATTGACTGCGAACACTCTCGCGCGTACCGAGTACGAAGCAGAAGCGACCGCAGTCTCGGCCATCGTGACTTCCTGCACTGACAACGAATTCATGTCGGCCTCGCTCGTGCGTGCCGCTGCTATGTCGCTGCGAAACGCAGACGTTCGTCCACAGTCGGACGGCATGTTTGTGGGCGTCATCTCCCCGGCCCCGGCGTTTGACCTGATGAATGACAACACGGCAGGCGGCGTCATTGACATCCTGAAGTATCACCGCGAAGGTGCCGAGGAACTCATGCGCGGCGTGCAAGCCTATCGCGTCATCGACATTGGCGGCGTGCGCTTCATTGAAACCACGACCGCCTCCACCTTTACCAACTTCCCGTCGTCCGGCAAGACTGGATACGGAACCTACGTCATCGGACAGGACGCCGTGTTCAGTGTTTCGCTGGGCGCGACGGAAATTCCCGAACAGCGCAATTTCCAGATCACTGTGAGGAATTGGGAGCCTTCGGTTGCTGATCCTGCCCGTGTCGTGGGTGCAAGCGCGGCCTACAATTTCAAGTATGCAGCTTTGCGCGTCCCGCAGAATCCGTCCCTCAACCCTCGATTCCGGCAGATCAAGTGTGAGGCGTCCATCTCGTAATGAGCTATTCGCCTTCGATGCTGCTCAACCCGACCTCGGACTTCGGCGGCGCTCCTCAATTGGGAGCGCCGTTGCTGTATATTGTCAGGCATGCCCAAAACGACGACGACGAAGCGGGAAAAATCAGAGGACTTAAAGATCAGCCACTCAATGCCGAGGGCGAAAAACAACTTCAGGCACTTCGGGAATTTTTTGCGGACAAGCCCCTACTTGAAGTTATTACCGACGACCTCTCGCGCACTCGCGCAACTGCTATGGCTGTGGCATCCGCAGCGGGTTGCTCGGTGGGAACAGATATTGGCCTCCGCTCATGGGATGTCGGCAAACTCGAAGGCAAGTCGATGTCCGCGCACAAGCTCGAAATCCAAGACTTCAAAACTCACCCATCGAAAGTCCCAGTAGCAGGGCAATCATGGGGAGACTTTCACCGGACCGCGACGGATACGCTGGAGCGCTACGTCCGCAAGGGTATGGAATCCTCGGGACCGATTGCGCTGGTGACGCACGGCTCGGTCATCCAAGTTGCGTTCCAGGCCTACAGCGATTGGCCGGAAAATGCCGACTACGATCACACACCGCTGGATCAGGCCGGAGTCGCCGCGCTGTACCTGACGCGAAGTGGGATGGAACTCAAAGGACTGAAGGGCGCCAAGGAATCTCCCGATGAATGAATATCGCGTAATTTTAAACTCGAAGCCAAAAGATATGACTCCGGCAGAATTGGTCGCTATGGCGTTGGCCAGAAAGTTAGATCGCGAGATTTTGGAGTCATTGAAAAAGGAATCGGATGAGTAGCATTGCCGTAGTCTCGGAATACACGCCAGTCGAGAAGGCGCTGTCCGTCCACGCGAAAAATTGGGCCGTTAAACCCAAGCCGGAGCCGCTACACGTAGATCGGCACGTCAAAGGGCCGTGCAGGGTCAAATTCAAAGATCACACGCTTAAATCGCCTCTAAAGCAGGAATTCGACAATCCAGAAGAAATGCTGCGAGGGCTGCGCGAGGAGAATGCCCGAAAACTTCAAGCCTACCGCTATCCCGATCAGGAAAAATTTACCAACGTCGAGAAGCAGTCGCAGGGCGGCATGTGGTCGGCGGAATTGGTCCGCAGAATCCAGAAGTTGAATCCCAAGCTGATCGTGCAGGACTCTAAAAATGTTCCCGGCTGCGCTGGCTTTTACAAGATGGTCGACGATGAATTGACGTTCACGAATGCGTCCTTCCGTCATGGCTTCGTGCCACAACACACGATCATGCGGGAAGATCGCAACGGACTGGCAACAGAATTCACTTACGGCTGGTCTACAGTGCTGATGCGGCTTTTGAAAACTGGCGACCTGAAATGGAATCAGGTGTGCCGCGAATTCGGCTACATCGCGGATGACCGCGCAAAGCAATGGGCCGCGCACACTTCAGAATTCAGAACGTAATTTTCTCGTGCCCTGAAAGTAAAGTGTAATCACCTAGGAGAACAATCACATGGCCGTCATCGGAACTCTCGTAACCTCAGCCCCGTCCAGTGTTGGCTGGTGGAGTGAATGCACTCTCGCCTCTGCTCAGGCCGTCACCGGGACTTCGACGACGACCGGAACCATCGTGTACTCGAATACCTCGAACCGTGTGTTCCAGCCTTCGTTGCCCCTCGCGTGCATCGTGCTCTCACAGACGACCGCGACGTCGGCGGCAAGCTCTGCCTACTCGACGCTCATCAACGGGACCAATAACATTGGCGCTGTCGCGGCCAGCGGCGGCACGGGCGGAATCGGAATCAACTCGGTCATTCTCGGCGTCACCGCGCAATCGACCAACACCGCGACATCTCTGGTGAGTTACACGGAAACCGGAACGCTTACTCTGTCTTTCGTGAACGCGGGAGCGACAGCAACCTTGACGGCTGGGACGCGACTCCTGTTCCTTCAGTCCAACGGCAACTAAGGGGGATTTATGGCTTGGGCGGCATTCCAAAAACCGAACTGGACTCGCGTTGCTGGTCCGCAGAAGATGGTGCAGTATTTCCCGGCATCGTCCAATGGGACGGCAACCGGGAACCTGACCTTCACTGCGGGACAGGTAAAGACGATCACCCTGACGGCTGCCTTCAACTTCAAGGGTA